TCACGATATGTAAAGATGGAAGACTAGTTTGCCGTTTTTCTTGTCATAAACGATATCTTCTACCAAACTTCTCATAAAAATCCCTTTGGTATCATAGTCTATCGCATCATTTTTAATCACATCATATACAGTTTGCACGTTCTTGAGCACGTCAGATTTTGTTTTCGCGTCTTCATTATTCTTATTGAGATTTTCCAGTTGCATCAAAATATCTTCCCTGTCTTTTCGCAGACGCTCTTTGTTCCGTTTATATTCTTCCAGAGTATCTACTTCATTTTCATAGGCAATGCGGATCCGTTTCTCTCTGTTTGAAATTTTATCAAGCTCAGACAGGAGCGATTCACGTTCTGATATCTTCTCACCGGTCTCAGCAGAGTGGTAGGAGTATTCAAAATCCATACCGGAAAGAAGTTTTTCAAAATACTCTTCCAGTGCAGCGATCACTTTTTTCTCTGATATCGAACAGGATTCGGTATGTATTCCTTTACTGTACTTATAACACTGGAAACCAGGTGAGTGCCTGTTTGCACCATTGTAAGAAAGAGAAGCTCCGCAGTACCCGCATTTTAAAATCCCTGATAACCAATGTTTACATGAGGATACATCACGGCGTTTCAGTGGCTTGTATGTAGTCTGTATCTTTTTCATGCGGGCTTCGAAGCGTTCTTTTGAGTAATGGACTTCATGCGTTCCCATGAATGTTATTCCATTCCACGCGACAAGACCATAATAGAATGGATTTTTCAAGATTCTTTCTACGCTACGGGATTCAAATGGATTTCCTCGTCTTGTACGTACTCCCATATCATTTAGTTTTCGTGTTATCTTCGTAACATCCGAGTTATGGTAGTCAAATTCATCACAGATAAAGTCTACAATCTTCATTTCGTCTTGATCAATTTTATAAGGATCTCCGTTTCCAACAGCGCGATACCCAAAAGGTGGGGACATCTGGTATCCTTTTTTTGTAGCCTTTTCTTTCATCCCTCTTAGGACTTCGCCAGAAAGCCGGATAGAGTAGTATTCATCCATCCATTCAATGATTCGTTCGATCAGAGAGCCGAATGGACCATCTATCAAAGGTTCTGACACACTCACAACATCAACGTTGCTTTGCTTCCGCAGCAAGGATTTGTATACGATAGATTCTTCTTGATTTCTTGTGAATCTGCTGAATTTCCAAACCAGAATCACATCAACCGGATGATCGGATGATTTTGCAAGCCCGATCATTTTCTGAAACTCCGGACGCTTGTCTGCTTTTCTTCCGGAAATTCCTAATTCAAAGAAAACTTTTAAAATGACAATATTGTTTTTAGTAGCATATTCCCGTAATAATTTTTCTTGAGAATCCGGTGAAAGCTCTTCCTGCTTATCAGTGGATACGCGAACGTAACCATAGGCATACTTTACGCTCATAGTAGATCATCTCCTCATTTAATTTATGTAAAAATAAGTACAAAAATAACAGCCAGCACATGAACAAATGTTCTGGATTGTGTAGCTGTTCCGAAGATGATACAATATTCGTGGATTTCAATCGCATATCTTCGGGTATGTATACCGTCTCAGTGTTGGTAGCACTGGGGCGGTTTTATTATTTTTCGGATAATTTTTTCTGTTCTCGTTCTATTTGTTTAATACTTTTTGCCGGAGTAGGTAAATCTTCAGGCATAGTACCTCCTAAGCGAGAAATGGTATCACGTATTTCCTTTCCAACATTATAGTGAGTTTGATTCGCAGCGGATTTTCCTTGAATCTTTTCACGACGTAATTTTGCTTCAGTCTGAGTAGCGCGGAAAAGGTTAGCGGCTAATTCCTCGTATCCCATATGATCTAAGATTTTTTCGCTATTTTTGAGTCCTTTATGTTGATGAATATCTTTGGCAGTCATACCACCATATAGACCTTGATATCCATGATTCTGAAAGATAGCATAATCCAGAGAACTTTCGACACCGGCATTCTTGGCAGCGTCCACTAACATTTTATTATGTTCAGCCATTTCGTACCGGATTGCAAGACGCTTCTGATCGTCACTAAGAGTATCAAAGTTATCAATAAGCTCTTGTTGTCTGGTTTTCACTGCAAAGTAGGTTTGACCAAGTGCAATTACTTTTTTTCTAGAATCACCATTCTGTACAATCAAATAGCATGCGTAGCGGGAAAGTTTATAATCATCAATAATGCGTTCGCCGCCATTAGGCATAGGTGATGATTTGCCAACATTGGCAAAATGTTCAGATACAGCATTTCCACTGTTTTCACAGGCTGTTTTCGCACGAACGATTACTTCCTCAAACCTGCGCCATTGGCTATATTCAAGTGCATTTTGCATTTCTCTGGCATACCAAAACTCTTGACCATATTTATTGATGTGTTTAATAGACTCAAACAAAGATTCTGTATAACTATTTTGCTCTTCTTCTGTCAAGGCTTTATTGAGAACTCGGTCATGTATTTCATTTAATTTATCGTCAAAATCATTCATATGTTCACCTTCTTTTTTAACATATCTCGTAGACCGTCCCTGTTGGCGCAGGGGCGGTATTTTATTTTTAAATTACAATCATTCCATTATCATCGGCCTTTTTGGTTAACGCTATAATAAATTCAATGAATGCTATGAATGAAGGAATGAAAGTCCAACAGAATAGAAAATAAACAATGCCTGTACCTATTTTTCTGGCATAAAATTTATGAACACCAATTCCGCCAAGAAAGAATGCTAATATGCAGTAAACGACTTTGTTAACAGCTTTTCCATGAATATAAGTCACTTGCTGTGGTAGTGAGTTTGTATTTTGTACATTAATGTTAATTCCGCTATTTGTAGATTCTGTTGCCGGGATAACTTTAGTTACCAGAGTTCGATTCTCCGTTTTGAATATCTCCACTTCATCTCCTATTTGAGGGGAGAATTGTAAATCGCAAAGTCTTACTTCGTCAATACCTCCATCATTAGTGCCAATTAATACAATTCCATCTTCAATTTTAATAATCTTAGACATGACTTTCCTCTCTTCCTCTGTACTTTTCCACAACTCTATATAAACGCCGAAGCGGTTATATCATTTGTTGCTCTTGTGATCTTCTATAACACTGTAATGCAGATCAATAGCAGATTCTCCTTTTTTTGTTACTTTCATTTCTGATGTCAAATACCCTTGTTTGTATAAAAAGTCTTGCTCGTCAGTAAAATTGATGCCGTATTGATATTCAAAATAGACCGGAATCCTTTTGCGATGAATTTCTCTAATCCAATACAGCATATATACATGTCCCGGAAGAAGCCCATCAGAATATCGCGTCATCATCTCCTTGGTAGGGGTTACTCCAAACATTTGTGATTGCTTAATCCAATTAGTATTCAATTCACGATCCTGTGAAATGAACGGCATTTCCGGATAACCCTTGTAAAACATTTTATAAAGTTTATCGCAGTAATGCTTACTGGCTTTAATTCGTTGCATGGCATCAATTTGATCGGCTGATATAGCTTTGCGATTTGAAACACTATTTCTGGGGGCGTTATTAAAAATATAGGCATAGTATTCAATACATTCTTCGGGCATTCTTTCATTATATTCGGATAAAGAATCAAAAAAATTTTGATACCTATTGTTTTTTCCTTTTTCAGTTTTTAGAGTATTTGCTTTAGCACATGTATCTCTCCAGAATCTGTCAATAAATTCATTTGTTGCTGATACTCTTTTTTCTAAAGTAGACATCTGAGAATATTTTTGAATAAGATTTTCGCCTTTCACTTTAATTGCCTTGCATTTCTGAGCTTCAGAAAGTAGCGCGAGTTTCTCAAGATATAGGTCGTATCGGTCAAAAAATACTTTTGGATTTATTGTGTTTTCTATTAAGTCCGCACAGTCATTTGCTATCCGTAAGGCGTTTTGTAAATTATAAAGTTCCATAGATGGATCTCTTTTTTGGAAAAAGTTAAATATACCCATATCATTCTCCTATTTTTTACGCAGTACTTTAAACTCCATAATCTTTTCATCATATCCAGCCAGTCTTGCAATCTGACTTTTCGTCATCCCTGGATTTTCATAGATTATGGAATCTGGTATCAGAAGTTCTGCGGCGAATGTGTTGGCTTCGTTTTCTTCTTTGAGCTTAGAAAATAATGTGCTTCCGTAGAAATAGCAATCATTTTTTCTGTGTAATTGAGAATGTCCCAATTCGTGACTCAAAATAAATTTCTCCATGGGAGTTCCTATTATTTTTTGGTTAAGCATAATGCATTTTTGTCTTTTAATAAGTAAGTAGCAACCTAATACATCACCGATATCACATATTTGATAAATTGTATTTGTGTAATCACATAATTCATATGGATTTCTTGTGCCGTATTTACTTGTTAAATTATCCACTATTGTTTTTACATCTTGCTTCAAGGTAATCACCTACTTTTTATTTTTGTTCGGATTAAACTTGACCTTGTTGATTTCCTTAACAGTAGTTACCAATGACTTTAATTGCTGTTCGAATAAAATTTTTGTTTCTGGGCTCATTTCAGTACCGTCGAAAAACAGTGGTGCCCCATCTTTTGCTTCTAATTTTTCCATTAAGTCATTTACTGTCTTGGAAATGTCACGCTCATCTCTCGTTGTCAATGATGCTGCATTATTCTGATGTTCCTCATAGAAATATGTTAATGGTACATCGAAGTAATCAGCTATCTTAGTAAGCTTCTCATCTTTTGGTTTACTTCGCCCATTCTTCCAATCAGAAAAAGTAGACTTAGTTATACCAGTAGCTTTCGCAACGTCCGCATCTTTACATCCTTTTTCATCTCTTAACTTGCAATAAATTTCATACATAATACACCTCATAAAAAATTCTGAAATCAGTACAAAAAAGTATTGACAAGTTCTGAAATCCGCACTATAATAAAGCTACAAAGTTCGGAAATCAAAACAGAATTGTAGCGCAATTCTTTGTCAATGTATCTGGTAAATATATTGTAACTGATTTCCGAACTAAAATCAATAGAAAGTTCGGAAAAGAGGTGAAAAAATGTACGAAAAATATGCAGAGTTGCGTGATTCGAAAGAAATTACGGATTACAGAGTTGCTTCTGATACAGGAATTACGAAGTCTACGTTTACAGACTGGAAAACAGGGAGAAGTAAGCCGAAAGCAGATAAGCTAAAAATCTTAGCAGATTACTTCGGTGTATCAGTTGAGTATTTCTTGGAGTAGGAGGAATTTATGGCAGATGAATGGCTTGGAAGAGCAATCAATGATTACCTGACAGAAAGAGGTATCAAACAGATTTTTTTATCACAAAAAACAGGGATACCGAAACATAAGATATGTAGTTCGCTGAATGGCAAGAGACGGTTTACTTTTGAAGAATATGAGCTGATCTGCGGAGCCCTTAAAGTGAATACAGACAAGTTTATCAAACCAAAGAAATTGTAAAGGAGGAAGACATGGATAATACAGTTAATCTTAAAATTAAGGTGAATGACTCTGAAATTGATAGTGCAATGGAGAAACTGGAACGTATCAGTAATCTATTGAAGGAAGTCAATTCATTGATCGGAGAATTGACTTCCGAGAAAATAAATCTAAATATCGAGATTTAAATGGATGAGCTGTTTGCAATGTGGACATGTGTTTGATCCAATATGAGCATTTAAATTATGACCACAATGCGGACAAGTAACTTTATGAGTTCCGCGCATGATGGATGTTTTTGCCTGATCCATAACGGATTTCTTTAATTCGCGTTCAAAACGTCTCATGTCGGATTTGCTACCTAAGTTATATTTTCTTGCCATATATTCACCACCTTTCTTATTAAAAATGAGATACCTCTAATAAGATGGTACACCACAATATATGGAAAGTCAAATAAAAATCACGAAAAACACAACATAAAGTATGAAACATATGTTTTTATACAATATTTTGGTGACAACCAACCTTGATATTATATCACTTTTTGTATAAAAATCAAGAAAATCACAATATATAGGAGGACTAATGAACAATTTAACAGTATTTGAGCAAAACGGTCAGCTACTCACCGACAGTAGAGAAGTAGCAATGATGGTAGAACTTGAGCATTACAATCTTATCAAAAAGATAAAGTCTTATGCAAAGCATCTTACTGACGTAAATTTTGACGTGAGTGAATATTTCATCGAATCAGAGTACAAAGACAGCACAGGAAGAACACTTCCACGCTACCTCTGCACAAAGAAAGGATGCGACATGATCGCCAACAAAATGACCGGAAAGAAAGGTGTCATTTTCACAGCTACATATATTGAAGCATTCGAGAAGATGAAAGATTTCATCGAAAAGGGAACACAGTACGTTGGCATTCCATTAAAAGAACAGGTGGAATCACTGGAAGTGGTAGCAAGCATGTTAAGAATGAACGATGCAAGCAAGTTGCTGATGCTGAAAGGGTTCTATGATTCTTACCATATTCCAACAGGATTCTTACCGAATTATGAGTTTAACGGCAATCGGGAAATGAAGTCACTCACAGCACTGCTGAAAGAAAATAATCTCGGAATCAGTGCAGTTCAGTTTAATAAGAAGCTTCTATCTGCTGGAATCTTGGAAGAAAAGGAACGCCAGTCAAGTAAGGGAAGAGTGAAGAAGTTCAAATCACTGACAGAGAAAGGTTTGAAATACGGTGAAAATGCAGTCAGTCCTCATAATCAGAAAGAAGTGCAGCCGTTGTATTACAGTGATACATTTAATGAACTGTTTGAAATGGTGATGACTGCTGACCTATCGGCATGACGGGGAGAAAGAAAGCGAGGTGAGAGAGATGGTGAGAAAAAGAAAAAGGCATATAGGAGTTGATCTAGTAATAACAACTATATGCCTTATGGCTATTACAACATTATTAGGAAAGGAGATAAATCTTACAAAGTTAGATATTACATACTTATATATGATCGTTTTTCTATGCGTTCAATCAATTAGTCAAAAAGGCGGAGATTAATACTTTGATTTCTTCACCATAAAGATTTAAGAAGTAAGCAATCAACCATCCAATTAAATTTACAAATTTGGTAGAACCTTCTTTGAAATCAAATCCTATCCAGTTAAGAAACGTGGACGGGATACGAAAAAACTTTTTTATGAAAGCAATAGGGTTCAATGCTTTTAAGAAATTTGAAACAGCATAATTACGTTCCATACGAATATCATTATAAATTCGGATTGCATTTGCGTAAGTAGTTTCTTGAGAAGCGCCATATTCGAGAGTTGGGGTATAAAATCCGCAATATTTAACAATTTTGGGATAATAAAATAACAAATTACTAAGAGAATCGGCGTAACCATCAAGTAAAACAAGTGTTCTGCAAGAGCTAGGTTTTGCAGATGATAGGTATTTTTCTATGACATTAATTACGGAATCGATATCTTTGATTTTAAAGAAAGAGTGAAAAATGGTGCATATGTAAATTAAAGTTGGGATAGTAAGTAAATATTTAAGCATAGTTATTTCCTTTCGACATTTTGTATGAACAGTATAACATATGGAAAACAAGAATGTAACTTCTGAGTATTTCCTAGAGTAGGAAGGCTGGAGAGAAAAAATCAATAAAGGGAGGCAAGAGAAATGTGGCAAGGTACTGTCAGAAAGTATGCACCAGAAGTAATCAGTATGGTAAAGCAGTGGTACGCCGACAATGGATATCCGAGAGAAATCTCGTATACACAGTGCGATGGACAGATAAAGAAATATCATGTGATCGTCAGAGATTCGGATGCTAATTAAAAACGTAGGACAACATACCTCGGACAATCCATCTGGCATACATAGTAGAGGGGTGGTGAAATGAAAGGAATCGAAGTAGTAAGCATGATCAAAATCAATGGTTCTTGGGTAAACCAGGAGGACTTAAGCAAAGAAGCGTTTTCTCAGATTTTGGAGAAAAAATTAGACGAGACAATGAAAAATATAGGATTCGAAAGAAGAAAAACCGCTTAGGCGGTAGAAGGGAGGACAAGCTATGAAAAGGCTGACAATCAATCAGATTGAGAAATTCATCCAGACGCTGGAATCCACGGAAAGAGTGAATGGTTATTCCGAACAGCAGAAACAGCATGCGATTGCCTGCTTAAACAATTACTGCAGGGAGTTGGAGTATCAAGGAAGAAAATCAGTAAAAATCAAAGGAGCGATCAATGGACCAGAGAATCTTGAACATGACGGCAGGACAAGTCATTGAGTACAGCAGGCTTGTCAGCAGAAGAGAGGAACTGCGGCAGTTTCCGGAAGAGGAAGGAGCTGTTGCAGAGTTGAAGCTAATCGAAGAAAGGATCAAAGAACTTGGGTTTGAATGAAGAGAAGGAGAGGAAACAGATATGGATCATTCGCTGGCAATCCGGAAAGATCCGGAGCGAGTATGGGACGTACCAGGAAGCGAAACAGGTAGCAGAAGAGATCGGGGGAGAGTACATCATCGTATGAGTTTCCGAAAGAGAAGACAGCTTCGGTATGCAGAAGAATTACTGCGGATCCTGGAAGCAGCATTGGGAATCTGTGCGATCATGCTGATGGGAACCGGATCCTTATGGATCGGGATGATCATCATGACAGCAGGATTAGAACTCAGCTGCAGGTACATAGAAAAAAGCGTAAAAAATTAGTGCACCTGCCGCAAACAGATGCACCGGATATTTTGCCAATACAAACAAAACAAAAGTCCATTTATATTGTACACCTGTATTGGCAAAATGTCAAAGAAAATGAGAGCAAAAAGCTCCCGTTTTCAACTTGATAAGAATATTAAACTTAGGAGCAAAACAGGATGTATAAACGAAAGAGTTATGACCTGGGAGACATCAGAGAAGTGATGGAGTATCACAATGGAAGATATGGTGCTCCGGGAATGCCAAGAGAGAAAAAGAAGAAAGCCACACCGGAGCAGATCAGGAAGGTGAATCAGTGGAACAAAGAACGAAAATGTTGGAGAAAGATGAAACTGAACTTTCAGGAGAATGACTACTGGGTGACATTGACGTATAAATTGGAGAACCGGCCACAGGACATGAAAGAGGCTGCCAAGGATTTTGAACGGTGGAGAGATAAGGTAAGAAGACAATACAGAAAACGAGGAGCAGAGTTGAAATGGATGTTGCATACCGAGATTGGAAGCCGGGGCGGCGTCCATCACCACCTGGTCATCAACCGGATTCAGGATGCAGATCTGATCATGCGCAAAGCATGGGAAAAGGGAGGCGTCCACATCGATCTGCTGTATGACGAGGGAGGCTTCCGGAAGCTGGCCGAGTATTTAAGCAAAACCCCGGATGAGGAGAACAAGATGAAAGAAAGCCGGTACTCCTGCAGCAAGAATTTAAAGATTCCAGTGGCGGAAGAAAAGGTTTACAAAAGAAAAACATGGAGTGACGAGCCGAAACCGCCGAAAGGATACTATCTGGATAAAGAGACGTACCATGAGGGAATCAATCCGGTAACAGGATACAAATACCGAAGATACATCCTGATCCGTTTGAACAGGAGAATTTGATATGAAAGAGGTAAATATTTACATAAGGACAAGTCTGACAGGTCCATGTATCAAAGATGGAAGATGGGCGGCCGCAATGGAATGTCAGACAAGCAAAGGACCGGCGGTCAAAGGAATTTGCGGGGAAGAACAGGAGACGACCTATTATCGCCTGGTGCTGCTTGGAATTGTGAAATCCTTGAAAATACTAAATGCGCCGTGCAATGTGACCCTGTATACGGACTGTATTTTTATCAAGAACATGATCGAAAACGGGAAGCCGGAGCAGTGGAAGCGGGCGGAATGGAGAAAACCGTCCGGGGAAGAGGTGAAGAACCAGGAATTGTGGCAGCAGTATCAGACGTTGTCAGAGCGGCATGAAATAGCTGTCAGATTTAGTAAACATCACGATTACGTGGAAAAATTAGAAGGATTACTGGAGGAAAAACAGCATGTTTGATGTATTTGGGAATTTTGATTCCGTAGAAGAATTGAATGCATGTGCAAAAGGACTTTTGGAGGAGCAGGATCTGGAGCATTTAAAAGTGCTGGCAGAGGAAAACGGGATTCCAGATGGAATCCGGGAAGTATATGAGCAGCATCTGTCGGAAGAACTGGTAGATTCAGTAAATGCGGCTATCGGAAAGCTGCAGGTTGAGTTAAAGGAGGAAACAGACGGGATGCCGGCAGGAGAGATCGTGTCGTATCTGTCTATGAGATGTTTTGAAAAAGAAATTCTGGCCAGAGCAGTAAGAAGAAAGAACCGGACACTCAAAGAATGTCTGCAGAATATCCGAAAAGAAGTGGAAAAAAGAGTCAAAGAAAGAAGAGGGGCACAAATGGTGGCAATGCCGGATCTGGAAGTATTTGCCATGGCAGAAGAATACTATCTGGAGGCGGAGAAATGAGACGAGGAGAGTTATTAAAGCTTCCGGAGTTAAAAGTAACGGAAACGATGCGAAAGACAGTCAGGGAAGATCAAGGGGATCAGGTACTAAGATGTGGAAGAGCGCCTGTGTGGAGCGCAACATATTATTGGTTCTATCGTGCGAAGAAGACAGGCACGGTTTTAGAGATCGATGTATTTACAAGAGATATGATCCTGAATGACACAAGATATCCCAAATACCGGGTATTCCTTTTGGGAGAAAACAAGTACTACACTTACGACAATCTGTGTGAGAAGTGGAGAACGGCAAAAATAGATAACTTAAGTTATTGGGAAGGATGGGGAGAGATAGAAGAAGGATACTGGTACAGTAGTGGAAAAGTATGGATACGAGAAGGGGACCGAAAACGGATCACAGAATTTTGTCACAACGGGAAGGAAGAGCCACGTGCAGCAATCGCAAGATGGCAAAGCTATAGTAAAGACAGAAAAGAGATTGATGAAATTGATTCTGAGATGGCGCTGGTGCCGGAACTGCCGAAAGATTTTGATGATTTTGTAGACAGGGAAGTCCTTCCCCAGTACTTGTTTTATGATGCCGGAAGAAAAGTAACAAAAGGGCATTGCACACATTGTGGAAGAGAAGTGAAAATCCGGAATCCACACTATGGAGACGCGGGAGAATGCCCATCCTGCAAGCATCCTGTTACCTATAGAAGCCGAAAGAAAGGCGGAAATGTCAATGCAAGAGGGTATGCAGGGCTCCTGCAGAAAACAAAAGAGGGATATGTATACCGATATTTTGAGTGCTATCGGAAATTCAGGAATGGACAAAAGGAAAACGGCGGGCACTGGGAGCTGATACGGATCACGTATGACCGGAATTTAAAAAAGATTCATGAATTTGAATATGAACAGTATAAGCAGACAGACTGGGTTCGGTGGTGTTACAGAGCCGGATGGAGATATTATGAAGTGGTAGAGCATGAAGCGATCCTTTATAACCGGAATCTCAAACAGATCTTAAAAGGAACACCGTTTCAGTATTCTGCAATGGAATGTTTTGTGAAACGTGGGAAATATCGAGAAAAAATGTATTTGGATCAATATATAGATGGATACCGGCGTATGCCTGGAATCGAACAGTTGGTAAAGTGCGGGTTTTACAGAATTGTCAAAGAAGAAATACAGGGGTACAACACAGGATACTTAAAGAAGAAAGAACGGTCCTGCAAAAAGATATTAGGGCTCAGCGGGGAATATTACCAGCTGTTGGCTGGAAAGAATCCAAGTGTAAGGGAATATAACACCACTTATGAAATGCAGGAGAAGGGATTACATCCAACATGGCGGCAGATTCAGTTTTTTGCAAGGCTTCAGAGAAAATTCACTAGATACATCCGGTATACCACCATTCACAAGATGGAACGGTACATCAAAGAAGTGTTAGGAGAAGACAAGAGAGGAGCCGTGGACTATCACGATTATCTGAAGATGGCAGAGGAGTTGGGATACAACATGAGAGAGCCGTGGATCTTATTCCCGAAGAATTTAGAGCAGCGTCATGAAGAGTTGATTGAAGAGAGCAGAGAACGAGAAATAAAAGCCAAAGAGGATTTGGACAATAAAAAAGACAAAAAGTACGAGCAATACAGAAAGAGGGACAGTTATCTGGAAATGGAAACAGAACAATTTTTATTGAGGCTTCCGAAACGGATCCATGAAATCCGACAGGAGGGAAATGCCATGCATCACTGCGTCGCCACGTATATTGACCGGGTGGCAAAAGGAGAGACAACGATTCTGTTCCTGCGAAAGAAGCAGGATCCGGAGACGCCGTTTTACACCATGGAGGTAAACAATGGGGTTATGATCCAGTGTCGGGCAAAATATAACGGAGACATGACAGAGGAAGTCAAAGAATTTGTTGAGTTATTCAAAAGAAAGAAGTTGAAACGTACAGAAAGGAAAGCTGGATAGATGGAAGAATTACAGACAATCAGTACCCTGCAGGGGGTAGAAATTGCATTACGGAAAGAACTGGAACATATCGCAGAGGGATACATTAAAGTCGGGTATCTCTTAAAAAAGACTAGAGATGCAGAGTTTTATAAAGAAAAGGGGTATGCGGATGTTTTTGAGTTTGCAAAAGAAACCTTCAATATCAGCAGGACGTGGGCGATCCGGTTTATGCAGATCAATGATACATACAGTATCAACGGGAACAGTCCGGAAATTCAGGAAAGGTACCGGGGATATGGAAGCAGTAAGCTGTCTGAAATGCTGGCGCTGCCGGAAGAAGTTCGGGAAGTGGTACCAAGGGATGCAACGGTGCGGGAAATCCGGGAGGTAAAAGAAGTCATTCGGGAAACAGAAGATCGTTATTCGCCGCAGATGAGCCTGTGCGACATCGCACCAGAAGAACACCATGGAAGCTGGACGGAAACGTTAGTGTATGAATTTTTCAAAGGAGAGGGAAAAGGCTGCTTTGAAAAAATGGCTAAATGGATATGGGAAGACGAGCCAAAAGAAGCGAGTACGATCAACCGGGAGATCATGGGAATTGTAGCTCCAACAAAATTCCGGATGTTTCGGATGCAATTTGCAAATGTGCTCTTCAGTGAATTTCAGATTCGGATCATGCCATACAATGGCAGGGGAGAACCGGAAGAGATCGGCTATCTGGAGTTGGCCAAAACATTTGAACAGACTTTTTATCCGGAAGGCAGGAAGATGTCTGATTCAAAAGCCTATGAAGAAGTTTATCAGATGCCGCTGAGGGAAAAGAAAGAGAGGGAAGTCTTAAAGACGGAACCGTTAAAGAAAAAGAAAGAACCTGCCAAACCAAAGGAAACATTGGAAGAGCCAAAAGAACCAGAAGAACAGATTCCGGGACAGATGGAAGTGGAAGATTATCCGGTTATGAATCTTCCGGAAGAAGAAAAACAGGTACATGAGATCACAGAAGAGGTGGTCCAGGAAGGGGAAGTCATAGAAGACATCTTAAAATCCGGGGATCCGGAGAAAATCCTTGAGCTTCTGAAGAAAGAATTTGCCTGGCCAAAAGGCGGATGGGACAACTGGAAAAAGAAAGTGATTACTTTATGAGTATTGATTATAGTGATATGGCGTTTCCTAAGCCGAAAAAGAAGAAAAAGAGAATCAGCCATCCGAAAAGCATTTTGAACACAGAAAAGGGCGTGTGCTATCTCTGTGCCAATCTGTATGGAGACTATCGGCAGCAGTATACGGAGGAACACCATGTATTGTTTGGATCCGGGATGAGAATTCTATCGGAAGCCGAGGGATTGAAAGTGTATTTGTGTGAACCGCACCATAAAAGCGGAAAAGAAGCTGTGCATAATTGCAGAAAGACAAGAGAACTGCTTTGCGAGATCGCACAGAGGGAATATGAAAAGTCACACACACGGAAAGACTGGATGAAGATCAGCAAGAAAAATTATCTGGATCAGCAAGAGTTGATGAAAGAACCGCAAAATGAAAAGCAGAAAGAAGGACATCCAGGATTCCAATTTTTATAGCATCTCCGGCCAAGTGCCGTGAAGATACAACAGCAGGTACGTCACAAAACCTGTCGTAAGCCATTACATTATCTCCCAGATAACTCTGGGAGAGGAAAGGAGCATCATGTTTATTAAGACGAGCATATTTAAGAGAATATTGAAGGATGCATGGAAAGGTGCAGGACTCACTGTAGGAAAGAAAGAGGAAATGTACTTCATACAGGGAGCCTATTGGATATTATTTGTATACGAGAAGGACTTTACAAGCAAGAATAAGGCAGCAGTCATTGAACTTGTGGGGGATCTTCCGGAAGAGGGCGAAGTATACAGAGCCTATGAAAAAGGAGAAAAGCAGTATGAACTAAAAGTAAGGGATGAGTGGGAATACAAGAAATGGTTATCAGCCAGAGATCGGTATGAGGATACAGAAATCAAATACAGGGGAATGGCAGTGTTACAGAATGTAGAGACAAAAGAGATGAGTTACATACCAGATCAAATTCTGGAATTGGTAAGCCTATCCGAAACAGGTGAGTATGAAGACTTTCCGACAGGACCTATGGGAATGGGATATTTCGTCCTGTGGGTAAATGAGACTGGAATGTTATTGACTGTAAAAACACCGGCAAATGAAGATAACATGGATGGAAGAATCTTGAAAGCGCTGAGCGGGCTGGAAATGGAGTAATATGGCAGAAAAATATAAGAAAGTATATGCAGTAGATTTTGACGGAACGCTTTGCAGAGGAACAAGATTTCCTAAAATAGGAACACCGAATTTCTATTTGTTTGAATTTTTAAAGGAGAAACAAAAGGAAGGGGATATTATTATTCTGTGGACGTGCAGAGAGAAAAAATTACTGGAAGAAGCAGTCGAATTTTGCGAAAAACTTGGTCTGAGATTTGATTATATCAATGAAAACACGAAAGAGAATATCGAGAAATATGGAAATAACACAAGAAAAGTATTTGCGCATTATTATATCGATGATAAAAATATGACAATAAATGATCTGAAGGTGAAGGAAGAAGGTCTGGATCCGGTTATTTGGGAGAGAGCCTGTCGTATATCGGCAGAGTACATGGTATAGGAGAAAAAAAGATGGAAAATAATAAAGTGAAGATTACAGGGAAAATTATGGAAACACCAGAGTATGTATTGACAGCATCGGATGGAAGAAAAATTTATAGAACAAAAATGGAAGTTATGCGAACCAGTGGAAGTATAGATACGATACCGATTCAGGTGCCGGAAAATCTGGCATGGGAGATTTTGAGCTACACAGGAGGAAGGATTACAATCTACGGAGAATACAGATCATACAATGATCTCTCGGAATCTTGA